CGACACTGTTCGCCGTGCCTTTCTTCCCAAGGATGATGACCACGTAATTATCACTTCCGACCTCGATCAGGTAGAGTTCCGTATGTTTGCGTCTCTATCTCAGGACCCTAACCTTATTCAGCTGTTCTTGCGTGCGGATGCTACTGGCTCTGATCCCTTCACCGAAATTGGACGTGAAGTCTATAACGACCCGACGATGGTCAAATCAGATAAGCGACGTAATCTGATCAAGGGTGTTGTATATGGACGTCTATATGGTGCAGGTGTCGCTAAGCAGGCACTTACTGCTGGCGTACCAGAAGAACAGATGCGTGCAGTGTCTAATGCTTTTGATGAAAACTATCCTGGCATGCAGATCTTCCAGAAAGCAGTGGAGCAAAAAGGACTCTACAGACTTGAAACAGAAGGAATTGGTTATGTAAATACTTGGACTGGACGACGACTTCCTTGCGACGAGGATCGTGTCTATACTCTAGTTAACTACCTAATCCAAGGTGGAGCTGCCGAGGTATTTAAGTCAAATCTAGTCAAGCTAGATCAAGCCGACCTTACGGACTTGCTAATTGTCCCAGTTCATGATGAGATTGTTCTCAATGCTCCTAGAAAAGATGCAGAAGAGGTAAAACAATTGGTCAAGCAGTGTATGACTACAACTGGAGGAATTTGGCAAGTTCCCCTAACTGCGGACGTTGATGGACCGCTAGAGAACTGGGGTGCAAAATATGTCTAGATATGTTTTAGCAGTTGATCCTGGAAAGGTCACTGGTATGGCTCTATTCAGCTTTGAGATCGGTTCTGAGCCAGTTTTAGAGTGGTCTGATGAACTAGAACAGCAAGACATTGCCGAGGCCTTACGGGGCATCCTATGGAATCCAACTGTTAGACCTAATTTAGAGGTTGCTTGCGAACGGTTCATAATCAACGCTCAGACTGTTCGCAACTCACAGGCACCATACTCCCTTGAGGTAATTGGCATACTGAAGCAATGCCTCCAGGATAACGGTAGGGCAATGGACGATATCTACTTTCAACCCCCATCGGAAGCAATGGGCATGTTTACAAATGAAAAACTAAAGAAACTTGAGTACTGGCATCGCGGGGGCAAGGGCCACGCCTTAGATGCAATCCGACACGCCCTACTTAGACTGGTAAAAACTGGCTGGAAGCCTATAAAATTGCTTCAGTAAGAAAATATTATCAAAAAACACTTGCAAAAGATTTTTTTCTGATAATATAGACATAGTGACGAAATGGAGGCCCAATTGGGCGTTTTTGTAGAACTAGATGGTGACCACATCATTATCAACGCTGAGTGGCGTCTAAAAGAGGTGTGTAGAGCACTCCCTGGCTCTAAGTGGGACTCAGATAAGAACGTTTGGCGTATTCCAGTCTCTTGGACTGGGTGTCTGTCGCTCCGATCTACTTTTGGGGAGCAGTTGGAGATCGGACCTTCACTAGCTGAGTGGGCAACTAACGAAAAACGCAACAGAATTGATCCAGCTAACTCTCTTCGAGAGCTGGAGACGGCAGAAGAGGGTGACGAGGACCTATTTCCTCACCAAAAAGCAGGTGTAGAGTTTCTCGCTACGGCCCGTAGAGCCCTCCTAGCGGATGAACCAGGTCTAGGGAAGACTGCACAGGCTATAAGGGCTCTGAAGCGCCTACAAGACCGCGGAGATGATGTATTTCCAGCCTTGATCATCTGCCCAAACACTTTGAAGAGTAACTGGGAACGAGAGTTCGAGAAGTGGTGGCCTGGATTGGACATTCAAGTTGTGAAAGGCACTGCTACCCAGAGAAGGAAAGCGTTCGAGACGGAAGCTCAGGTCTATATTATTAACTGGGAATCCTTGAGGACGCATTCTCGGCTACTCTCCTACGGGTCCATCTCGCTTGCTCGCTGCACCGAGTGCGGTGGCCACGACCCTAAAGTTACCACTGCCCGCTGCGAGGTGCACCAGCGCGAGCTCAATGAGATCCCTTTTAAATCTATAGTTGCAGACGAGATTCACCGATCTAAAGACCCTAAATCAAAACAGAGCCGCGCTCTCTGGGCTGCATCGGGTAACGCAGATATTAGATTTGCTCTCACTGGTACACCTATTGCCAATACAGTTGTAGACCTATGGCCTATCCTCCACTGGCTTGACGCTAAAGAGTGGCCAAGTAAGACTAAGTGGCTAGATCGCTACGTAAACACAATGATGAATGCGTTTGGCGGTCTAATGATTCTTGGACTCAAGCCAGCCATGGAATCAGAGTTCTACGCGGGCATCAACCCTCGGATGCGCCGTATGTTGAAGGCTCGCGTGCTCCCCTGGCTCCCTGAGGTAATTAATGATCGTAGAGATGTCGAGATGGGCGCTAAACAAGCCAAGGCCTATAAGCAGATGCTAGAGAACATGATGGCAATGCTAGAAACAACCCCTGAAGAACAGTTTGAACATGCCGAGATTGATGCAGGAGCTTTTGACGGTGGAGTTGTTGTAGCCCCCAACCCGCTAACACAGACTGGTCGTTTAGTTCAGTTCGCCAGTGCCTACGGTCAAATCGAGCTAGTTGATGGCCAAGAAAAAATGTTATTGTCAGACCCCTCTTGTAAAGTTGACGCTCTAATGGATGACATCAAGAGCGGTGACTTTGGCGAAGACTCTGTTGCAGTATGCGCAGTATCTCGCCAGCTCATCGAGTTGCTTAGTGCCCGTATGACCAAAGAGAAGATTCCTCATGGGCTAATCACTGGTGCTCAGTCGGGAGACGAGCGTCAGCAAGCTATTGATGACTTCCAGGCTGGACGTACTAAGTGGATCCTTTTCACAGCTCAGGCTGGTGGTGTTGGAGTTACCTTGACAACTGCACGAAGACTTGTTATGCTTCAGAGGCCATGGTCGCTCGTAGATTACAAGCAGGCCCTGGACCGCGTCCACCGCATTGGATCTGAGATACATGATTCGATTCTCATTACTGACTACGTGACCGAGGGAACAATCGAGGAACGCGTGATTGAAGCACTGGACGTCAAGGCTGATAACTTTGACCAAATCGTCAAGGATAAGGCTAAGCTGCTAGATCTTTTGAGAGAAAGGAAGAAATGACAGACACACTAAAAATCTCTAATTCAGAGATTCAAACATTTAAGGATTGCCGCAGAAGATGGTGGTTGACCTACTATCGTCGACTAAAGCCAAAGGTGCAAAACTTTACGGGTGCACTAGCTTTAGGGTCACGCATCCACGAAGCTCTAGATCGCCACTACTCGACAGGGCAAGATTTACTAGAAGCCCACACTGAGCTAGTTAAAGAGGACATAAAGAAACTTCAAGACGAGTTTCGCGACACTTCCTCGATGGAGTCCGAGGCTGAGCTTGGTCACATCATGCTAGAGGGTTACCTTGAGTGGGTAGAGCAGGAAGGCATTGACGCTGAGCTTGAAATGATCTCGACTGAAGAAATTCTTGAGCGTCCAATGCTTGACGGCAAAGTAATTCTTCAAGGAAAGATTGACATGCGTGTTCGTCGCAAGATTGACGGTGCTCGTATGATTCGAGACTTCAAAACTGTTGGCGGGTCTTTTGCGGACTTTGGTGCCATGGCTCACATGAATGAGCAGGTAAAAACTTACATGCTTCTTGATGAGGTTCAAGAAGGAGAAGAGGGAGAGCGCACTGATGGTGCTATCTTCACAATGCTTCGTAAGGTAAAGCGCGGTGCTTATGCTAAGCCACCGTTCTATGACCAGATTGAAGTTCGCCACAATAGGTTTACACTTCGTGCTTTTCTAGACCAACTAGAGGGCACACTCACCGACATGCTGAATGTGCGTGAAGCACTGGATGCGGGGGAGAGTCACTATAGAAATGCATATCCGACACCAAGCAAGGATTGCAAGTGGAAGTGTCAATTCTTCGCTATTTGCCCGCTATTCGACGACGGTTCCGCCGCCGAAGCAGCACTTAGCGATGCGTTTGAGTCATCCGACCCATACGGTTACTACGGAATCGAACAGAAGGGAAGTGAGTAATGAGTAATTCAGTTGACCGCAGTTTAACAATTATGGTTTATGGCGAGTCAAAAGTTGGTAAGTCCAGCTTTGCTGTAACAGCTCCGTACCCACGCCTGATGCTCGACGTTGAGGGAGGCCACCGCTTCCTGCCAATCAACGTTAAGTATTGGGATCCGCTTACTGAAGAGCCTCCACTAGCAGACGGCACTTGGGATACCGTTGTAGTCAAAGTAAACGACTATGACGTTGTCATGAAGGCCTTCCAGTGGTTGCAGTCTGGTAAGCACCAGTTCAAGTCCTTGATCATTGACTCCATCTCGGAGCTCCAGGTCAAGTGCATGGACAACATCGCAGGCACAGAACAAATGAAGATGCAACAGTGGGGCGAACTACTTCGCCACATGGGTGCACTACTTCGTGACCTTCGTGACCTCACGATGCACCCTACCCAGCCTCTTGAGGCTGTGGTACTGACCGCTATGGCACGTAAGGGTCAGGATGGCGTATACCGTCCTTACCTCCAAGGCCAGCTAGCAATTCAGGCCCCATATTTCTATGACATCCTTGGCGCTATAACAGTGGAGACGGAACCAAATCCAGACCCAATGCAGGCCCCCTATAAGGTGCGACGCATGTATGTAGAGCGTACTCCTGAGTGGGAGGCTGGCGAGCGCGTCCAAGGACGTCTAGGTAAAGTAGTACAGCAGGGAGACCTTGGGGTCGAACGCATGCTGGACATGGTCTTCGGAGAGAAGAAGACTGAAACAACTAATAAGAAAGCGAGTTAACAATGAGTACTGTTAATTTCTCAGAGCTGCTAAAGCAGGCTGGAACAGCAGCAACCAGCACCAACTATGAGCCTCTTCCTGACGGTGACTATGACCTGAAGGTTATCGAGGCTTCGGCAACAACTACAACAACTGGAAAGTTGATGTTCAAGGTAACTAACGAGGTTCAGGGTGGTGCTTATGATAAGCGCCGCGTTTGGGACCAGCTAGTTGTCTCCCCAGACAACCCAAAGGCTATGAACATGTTCTTTATGAAGGCAGGTTCCATGGGCCTAAACACCCAGTACTGGGAGCAGAACCCATCGCCAGCTCAGGTTGAGCAGGCACTTATGGGCCGTGCATTCCGTGCAACTCTAGGTACTCGTACCTACAACGGAAACCAGAGCAACGAGATCAAGCGCTACTACCCAGCTACAGCTGTTAGCGCTTCTGCAGCACCAGCAGCAGCACCAGCTCCAGCTCCAGCGGCAGCACCAGCACCAGCTGCGGCAGCACCAGCTCCCGCTCCTGCACCAGCACCAGCAGCACCAGTAAGTGGCGACCAGCCATTCTAAATGACAACCACTGGGCGGGGTGCGAAAGTACCCCGCCTAGTTTTAGGATTTAAAAATGAAAGTTCTCTTTACAGGAATGAGCTCCGCTCACTGCAATGCGGGGGTTAACGTAAGTTTCTTTAGGACTCTAGCCAAAGCATATGAAGAGTTTGCAGAGGTTGTCTGGTCCGAGCCTAAGCTCTATTGGTCAAGATCGGATTTAGAGACTTTTGATGAAATAATTTTTGGGTTTGCTCCCCCAACGTCTATGGCAGCAAACTACCTATACGGAGCAATAAACGTACTTAATTTAATGTACGAGTCTCCAAAACTTAAACTAGTGGTTGATAGCCCACAAATATGGCAATACAGAAACAGCATAAAAGCTTTTAATAGGGATCCAGATCAGATATTCGGATCTTTTTATATGAACCGACGAAATTACAATGAAGCAAAAAATGGAAAATCCCGATCCTATTCGGAGAGTTTGGCGGAAAAATTTTCTAGCATACAGTGGCCAAAAACATTTGCGCCCAAACTGCCCTGGTCCGATGACGCAGCAGTCAAAAGAAAACTCCCATTCATTAGTGAAGACAGCATTATCCCGCTAAACCTTGACTCTTTCTTGATAACTAAAGACACCCCAAAAATAGGAAGATCAGACCAATGGGCAGTAGACAACCATAAGAGTCAGTGGGTAAGTACCACTAGTGCTTCGCTCAGATTCCCTCTGGTGTCAGTGAAACCTAACAATAAACCAAAAGACTCTGATGTACACGAAAAGATTCAGTCGTCAATGGGGCTATTAGTGGCTCCTCAGGACAGGAACGTCGAAACTTGGTGGTCTTACAGATACATCCAAGGCCTCAATACAGTAACCCCTATAGCGACTTATTGGCAAGAGAGCAGATACCTCTCTGAACATTGGGGAATTTTGGCGTATCAACTAGAGGATATGCAGCCATACGAGAGACAGCACCTAGCTTTTCAGCAGATGAAAACATATGAAGCAGCTATACCAACTAAGGACTCTTCACTAAAAACTCTACAAAACTTAGTGATAGACTTTCAATCGAGAGGAAGATAATGCCAGAAGTAAATTATGAGTGGATTAAAGAGCAACTACAAGCTGCAAAAGTTAAAGTAGGCTCTGGTAAATCAATTATTAAATTGCTAGAAGTCTGGGAGACTTTACCAGATCTTAGCGACAATATGATGGAAGAAGTTCTTAGCGTGTTTCCTCAGCTTGCTAGAGGCCATGCCATTAAAGAAGAGGAAAATGAAGATGACTACATCTGGACACCGCTCCAGCCAGGACAAATTGTTGTCGGGGACGTCGTCCGTGTTAAAGCAGATGCTTACACAGACAAGCTCGGACCCATCCACAACGGTCGCCGCGGCACAGTGGTTGCAGTCCGCTATGGCGACGTCATCTTTAACGACACCGACGGAAAGAGTCCAGAAATCAGGGGGGCTCACTACTCCCCGTATAAGCTAGAAAAACGAACTAGGAAAGCCTAATGAGCGTAGTAAGAACGTCTTTTGAACTAAAGATCTCTGCAGACGATGTTACCGAAGCAAAGCAAGAAGCAATTAAGCGCATGGGAGCTTTTCTCAATATCCCTGAAGATTCTGTAGAAGACAACGTAAATCTAGAACTAAAAGTCTCCTACCCAGAAGCTAAAACGCTTGGGGATATTGCACAGAACATGGATGGCACCACATTTGTGGTAACTGTGTTCGGTTCTGTTAAGCACAGCATTACAAAACCTTTTGGTTTTTAGTTGACAAATATATAAAACACTGCTACCTTGTAGCTATGCAAACATTTGTACCCCTGCTTGGCTCAGCAGATACAGCCAAAGTACTAGATCGTGCCCGCTTAAATAAGCAAGCTCTGGAGGGCTGGCAGATCTTAATGAACCTAGTTCAACTAGACCCCCAAGGAAACCACCGTGTTTCTAAGGGCTGGTCCAACCATCCCGCCGTCAAAATGTGGCGTGGCCACGAAGGCGCTTTAACTGTCTACATTGTCAAGATGGTTATGGAGTGGGAGAAGCGCGGCTATAAGTCCACGATTGCCAGAAAAGCTGTCACCACGTACATCCAAGCCGTCAAACTAGGTCGTATTACTCAGGACAGTCACCGTCTCCCTGCCTGGATGAGAGACAAAGAGCTTTTTGATCAAATTGCATCCAGCCACCGTATGGCACTTCTCAACAAAGACTATGAGTGGTACTCACAGTTTGGATGGCCAGAAGATACTGGTTCTAGGCCAAACACGTATGACTATGTATGGCCAGTAAGCTAATTTTGTAATTTACGGTAAGGTTATCGTGACTTGCATGTAGATTCTTATATGTGAGACGTAAAAAGACCATAGCAGAGCCCGTGTGGCTCACCTGGGAAGGCGACGACTTTCCCCGTAAACTGCATTCTGATTCCGTAGTTTTTTACCTCACGGAGCACATTTACCTGGATCAGGACAATGATGCAAAGAAAGCTCTCGCTAAGCAGATTCGTCTCGAAGGTGTGACGGACTCGCTTGGCGAGGCTTTTAAGCTTATAGACCAAGGCTGGACCACTAAAGCTGGATACTACTTCGAAGATGAAGACGAAATGTATCCCGTTTATTGCGAGATAGATGACCCAGACATCTATTGGGACGCTACCTTTGTGGAGGTCCCTTTTGTTTCTTAGTAGCCCAGGGTGGCACGAAGATGCCGAGTGCGCAAAGGCAGAGCACGTAGATAAGATTGACAACTTTTTTGCAAATAAACCATCTCAGCAATGGGAAGCCAAAAAACTATGTGAAATCTGTCCAGTTAAACGAGACTGCGCTAAATGGGCATTAGACAATAAGCAAATTTGGGGTATCTGGGGTGGACTAGACTCTCAACAGATTAGAAATACTCTGTCTGTCAACTGGGACGGCCAAGAGATGCGCTATAAGAGATTCCCTCTGTGCCCTAGCTGTAGGGCAAAAACAGACAAACTTAAGACAGCAACTGTCGATCGACCAGAGGGCGGCCGATGGGCGACAATGCGTATTGTCCGCTGCGATGAGTGTCACTTTACTTGGCAGAGTAGAACCAGCGCAAACGCTGTTGATGCATACAACAATAAAAATGACGGAAAAATTAGCTAATTTTAGCTTACTACTCGTTTTTTGAGTAAAACCTCATATTTGCTTTTAGTCGCTCATTTTCAGGATCTAGTTCCAAAGCCTTAGTTCCGTAAATAAAGGCGTCTTTTGGATTTCCTTCGTAATAACTTGCAATTGCTGCCAAATCCCACGGTAAGTATCCCCAGGCAAAAGCTTCGCACAAATAGTCAAGAGGCTTTTCTTTGATATCTAAAGCCTTTTTTGCATATTCCAAGCATTTACTCCAGTCTCTCTCTTCGTAGTAGTGCTGGGCTAGCTCTACCAACGACTCTCGGCGACCTGGAGCCTGCGCAATTGCGTCTAGTAGCCATTTCTCGCGCTCGCTATGTATCATTTTTGATAGATACCTCATAGAGGCAGCCCTCTCTGGGGCCCAATTGGCGCTAGGAAGGCTCAGGTGGCGTTTAAACTCTGGAATAGCCTGATCATACAGACCATGGAAGAAAAGCTCTCTAGCGTAGTAATAAGCGTTTCTATCGTCTTCTGGGCGTTCATCTACTGCCATTTTTAGAAGCGGGAAATACTGTCCGCGAGACTTTGTATTGTCTGGGTGATGGTGTATCTCTAGACCCACCCACCCCTGAGTCTCTTTTACATCTCCGTATGTCCTCAGGACCTCGTGAACGGGATGTGTCCACCTGTAGCCCTTACGTGCGTGGATCTTGTCTCCGCCATACTGAAGACTTGGTACAGTTTCTGCCTCGTCTAGCCAATTCCATGTGTATTGATACCTAGGACGTGTCCAGCCATTCTTAAGGGCGTCTACCAAATGGTCTTTCCAGCCAGGAAGAAGGATTTCATCCATATCCAGGGCAATACAGTAGTC